ACCGGATGGCCGCCGATTTTTTTTCCCCTTAATCGTGGCCGTTGATTCAAATTAAAGAGAAAGGGTAAAGTCCTTTGTGCTTTCTGACTCAAAAGCCATTCACAAACTTAACCTCCTTATTAACCATTTAAATTTCAAATTCAAATTAGACCCCGCTCCCTGTCACTATCTAGGTCCACTTATAAGCTCCTTTGTCTTCACGTGGGTAATTGTCCTTTGTGTCGGTTATGTGGTCCCACGCGGTTGCTATTAGGAACCTCACGTACTTGGGGCCTAAGTTATTATAAATTTGGGCTTAAGTCATTGGGCCTGATGTGGTTGGTGTTTATGGATCGCCTCTATTCATCGTTCCAAGATAAGAGGCTTCATCCTGCTGAAATATTGCCTCACGTGACCCAGTGGATCTGTGAGAAGGGAACGGCCCAACAACTCATAGATTGGATCCATGGACTTCAATCCGAGAAAGAGGAAATCTTTCGCACCCTTGACGCCTGCTCAGTTGGCCCGTCAGAGGAGATGGAGGGCTTTGGTGGCCCAAGGGGCCAAGAGAAGGTTGACCTATCCCTCACTTTATCGTCCCCAACTGATGAACGTCCGCAGGTCAAGTCAGTCAGTATATCCTGACAAGGGATACCATGATGACGAGGACCATTGGGAAGGGTTCACCATGTCTGAGGGTAAGGCTACCTATGTATCTATGCCTCATTTGGGCCAGGGTGCTAGTCAACGTCATACCAGTAAGATCAAGTTGTGGTCCATATCTGTTCGTGGGTCACTACATGTTTTAAATTGTACTAATCCGGAGACGATCTCGGCCCAAGTCATTTTGGTTTGGGCCCATAGGCCCGAAGGTGGATCTGTTCCAGGCTTTTATGATCTGTTTACTGGTGGAGGGAGTATGAATGATCAGCATAACCCCACATGTGCGAAGCTCAAGCATTCGATGACCAAGTCCTACCACGTGCTGAGTCGTCGCACGTTCCAATTGACTCCGTATACGACATATTCATCTGGTCGTAATCGAGTCAATTTTCAGATATACAAGGTATTCCGAGGTCGGAATACAAAATATGTAACCTTTGGTGAAGACAGTACTGGAGGCTCCTACTCTGATATTAAGTATGGAGGCCTGTTTTATTTTATTAGGTTTATTAGTTCGGATGCAGGTGCAAAATTAGAAGGAGATTGGAATTGTAGAATAATATATTATCATTAATATAAATTGAATTTTACATCTGTTGAGTACAATTCGAAACTTGAAATCCAACTGGATTTTAACATAAATTCATTAATACCTAATGCTAATGTTTTACATGAAATTACACCAACAGAATCGAAGTAACTTAAAATTCTATCCCTAATTCTAATTTGTAAAGAGATCAGCCCAAATGTTTTCAAGGTCGTCCAGACCCTGTATGTTATCCAGCATTTGTGTAGCCCCAAAGCTTTCCTCATGTTGTGATTTGCTCTGAACTGTATCTTGAATCCCTTCCCTTTGGGAAGGAATATGTCCCAACTCTGTATGATCGTTACATACAGAGGATTCTTCAAAGTCCATGAGTATACTCCTGTCTGGGTTTGCTGCGATGTAAGTGACTCCCCGGTGCGTGAATCCAACACCCTGACATGGCCGACAGGCATAGATGATACAATTGCACTGGCAATTGATCCTTCTTCTTCTTCTAGCTGGACTGTCTGTCTTGGCTTGTTTGTGCAGTATCTTCTGAGGCACGAGGTGATTGTGGTTTGAAGAGGGGCTCCTGCAGGGAGACGAAAATTGCATTTTTCAGTGCCCAATTTTTTAGTGCCGCATTCTTCTCCTCATCCAGGAATTCTTTATAGGAGGAATTAGGACCAGGATTGCAAAGGAAGATTGAGGGCATTGTCTTTTCCACGTGGATCGGCTTTCCGTATTTTGTGTTGGATTGCCAGCCCACCTGGGCCCCCATGAATTCTTTAAAATGTTTTAAATAATGTGGGTCTACATCATCTATTATATTATAATCTGCATCTAAACTAAATACCTTATCGTTTAAATCTAAATGGCCACTTAAATAATTATGTTTTCCTAGTGCCCTAGCCCATAATGTTTTTCCCGTCCTTGAATCTCCCTCTAATACTAATGATTTAGGTCTTAATGGCCCCGCAGGGGCATTCTCTCTCAACTCACTAGGGAACGCAGTGGACCCTAACCCACTCTCCCATACCCAATCCCATAATTCATCTGGGACATTATTAAAACTATCTAATGAAAATGGAGGTGTGTATTCCTTAGGGGGTGTTTTAAAAATGCGACCTAAGTTCCCAACTAAATGATGATAATGCAAAATATAATCTTTTGGGGCTTTTTCCTTTAAAATTTGCAATGCCTGGTCCTTACCTCCTGAATTTAACGCCTCAGCATAAGCGTCGTTAGCCGATTGCACACCTCCTCTAGATGATCGGCCGTCGATCTGAAATTCTCCCCAGGAGATGACATCTCCGTCCTTCTCGATATAGGACTTGACGTCGGACGAGGATTTAGCTCCCTGAATGTTTGGATGGAAATGTGCTGATCGGCTTGGGGATACCAGGTCGAAGAATCGTTGATTTGTCGTCTGGAATTTCCCCTTGAATTGAAGCAGTGCATGCAGATGCGGTTGCCCATCTTGATGGGATTCTGCTGAGACTTTAATGAAAACTGGAGGAATTGGGTAATGAAAGGCTTTGAGTTGCTCTAATGCAGACTCTTTGGATATATGGCACTGGGGATATGTTAGGAAAATGTTCTTGGCATTAAGCCTGAACGAAGATGGCTTACGTGGCATATTGGCTATCGGGGTGAGCTCTATAAGTCCATCTAAGGGGGTGAATGGGGTGAAATATATACCTCTCCCAGAGCTAGTAGCGGCCATCCTATAATATT